AAAAATTAAGGAGAAATTTCTATGGCAGAAAGAATCGTATCACCAGGTGTGTATACAAAAGAAATTGACCAATCATTCTTACCAGGGGCAATTGCTCAAATTGGTGCAGCAATCGTTGGTCCAACAACAAAAGGACCAGCATTAGCTCCTACTCAAATTACGTCATTTGGTGAATTTACTAAAATATTTGGAACATATTCAGATGAATCATATGTACCATATGCAGTTAATGAATATTTGAAAAATGGTGGTAATGTAATCACAGTAACTAGATTATTATATGAAGACGGATATAATTACACAAATGGTGTATTAGCAGTTATCGCTAAATCTGGATCTGTACAAAAAGTAACACACGTTTTACACCCTACAAATCAATTATCAGGAACAGCTGCAAATTTATTATCAGCATCTACAATTGGTAATGCAACTTCTGGAAGTTTTGCAATTGCATTATCTGGATCATATACTGGAACATTCCCATTATACCTAGCTACTGGTGTATCAGTATCGGCATCTATAAATCCATCTGCTAATAACTATGTAACAAAGATATTTGGTACTTCTCCAAAATCTGCAGATTATCCAGTATATGTACAATATGAAGATAAAAATGCATATGCATCTTTTGCAAATGCATCTGGTATAACTATTGAATTAGCTAAATTTTCTACTTATGATTTTGGGTACGATTATAATGCAGCTGAAACACCATGGATAACATCACAAAAAATTGGTAGTAGTTCCAAAAAATTATTTAAGTTTTACACATTATCTCATGGTACATCTGTTAATCATGAAGTTAAGGTAGGTATTAGGGATATTAAAACTAGTACAGAAGTAATTGATCCAGATGGTTATCCAACATTTGTAGTTGAGGTACGACGTGTAAACACGGCAAATATACCAAATACTCCATATAACTCATCTGACTCAGATCAATCACCAGATTTAGTAGAACAATTTGTTGTTAATTTAAATCCAGATTCTACAACATATATTGAAAACGTAATAGGTAATAGATATAGTACAATTAATGCAGAAGGCGATTTGATTATTAATGGTGATTATCCAAATAAATCAAATTATATCCGGGTGGAAGTTGATGAAAATGTAGTATCTAAGAATAATGATAAAACATTGTTTCCATTTGGATTTGATACAATATATTCACCAATTCCAAATGTATCGGGAAGTTTAAATTTAGCGTCAGCTAGTTTCATATCTAGCCAAACAAATTCGAATGGAATATTTTCTAAAAATGTATTTCACGGATTTGATTTTTTGAATACAACTAACTTAAGTTATTTAGCACCAAATCCGTTCACACTTAAGAGTACCGGTAGCAATGTAGCATTCTATTTGGGAGATGTTAGTCAATCAGCAGCACTAGGATTTAAAGATGCTGTTGGAATTGTTTATTCTGGTTCATTAAATGCAGCATTGGTAGCTGGTACATTTAATACGTCAGTTGCATCATCGACTAGAAAATTCATCGTACCATTCCAAAATGGGTTTGATGGATCTAGACCAAATTTACCAAAAAATTCTGGTATTAATATAACTAGTACAAATACATTTGGTTTTGATTGTGATTTACCAACTTCAACTGGTACTATTGCTTATGCCAAAGCATTTGCATTATTAGCTAATACAGATTATTATGATATTAATTTATTATTAACACCTGGTATTGTTCATAGTTTGCATAGTGATGTAACGTTAGCTGCTAGAACATTGGCAGAAGATCGCCAAGATATATTTTATGTAATGGATGGGTCGACTGCTAAAACTGCCGGTGTAGATACAACCGTAAGACAAGCTGTTGAAGATATTAGCGGATTAGATTCAAACTATACAGCTACATATTTCCCATGGGTTCGTATTAAAAATCCAGTTAAAGGAACAAATCTTTGGGTACCACCATCTGTTGTTATACCAGGAGTATTAGCATTTAATGATGCAAATGCAGCACCATGGTATGCACCAGCAGGTTTAACTAGAGGTGGTTTAACTACTGTATCTGATACATATTTAAATTTATCACAAACAGCACGTGGTACATTGTATGAAGCACGTATTAATCCAATTGCAAATTTCCCATCAACGGGTATTGTGGTTTGGGGACAAAAAACACTTCAAGCACGTGCATCTGCATTGGATAGAGTAAATGTTAGAAGATTGTTAATTACGGTTAAAAAATATATTGCATCTGCTACTAGATTCTTAGTATTCGAACAAAATTCGACTGAAACTAGAAAAAGATTTTTAAATATAGTTAACCCATATTTATCATCAGTTGCACAAAATCAAGGTTTATATGCATTTAAGGTAATAATGGATTCATCTAATAATACAAATGATTTAGTTGATCAAAATATATTATATGGTCAGTTATTTTTACAGCCAACCAGAACAGCTGAATTTATATTGTTAGACTTTAATATTCAACCAACGGGTGCATCATTCCCTGAATAATAAAATATAATACAAAAGGTAGGCAATAACGTCTACCTTTTTTCAGTTTAATATATTTATATAAAAAAGGAATTTTATAACATGGCAACATTTACTAATCCATACATATACCGAGGCGACACAACAGCTTTATATTCAACAGCTAAAGGTGTTAAAAAACCAACATTAGATGCAAAAACGGGAATAACCGGCCAAGATACACCATCTGGTGCATCGGTACCTGGTACTAGAGATACTGCTGATATTAATACATTGTTTAATAATGCATATAATTGGGAGCCAAAATATCAACATAAATTTATCATGACTATAGGCGGTATTCCGACATTTTTAATTAAATCGTCCGCAAAACCTTCTGCAGAAAATGGTGAAGTTATATTAGATCATATTAACGTACAAAGAAAAGTAAAAGGCAAAACAAAATGGAATGCATTAGAAATTACATTGTATGATGCTATAACACCATCTGGTGCTCAGGTTGTGATGGAATGGTTTAGATCGCATCACGAATCAGCTACTGGTAGAGATGGATATTCGTCATTTTACAAAAAAGACTTAACGTTAGAGCAATTAGACGGAATGGGTAACACAATTGAAGAATGGACTATCAAAGGAGCATTTATTCAATCATGTAATTGGGGATCGTTGGATTGGTCATCAGAAGAAGTTCAAGTAATAACAGCAACATTAACATATGATTATGCATTTATGCATTTTTAATCATATATTATTATTTTATATTAGTGGGGGTGGTAATACCCCCACTTTTTACATTCTAAATATTTATAATAAATTAAAAGGAATTAGTTATGACAAAGTTAACCGATCGCGTTTCGGATTCTGCTATAGTTGAATTAGCAAAACAACAATATGAATCTAAACAAAAAAATAAAGTACCAACTCAATTAGTATATTTAACTAGTAAAGGGTTAGTATATCCAGAATCACATCCACTTCGTAAAGGTTATGTACATATGCGTAATATGACTGCATATGATGAAGATATTATAACAAATGAGTCATATATCAAAGAAGGTATCATGTTTGATATATTATTAGCTGAGTTAATAACAGATGATATCGATATCAATGATATTGCATTAATTGATAAAGATAAATTAATAATTGATGCTAGAATATTAGGATATGGTTCTGATTATCAAGTAATCGTAGTTGACCCAAAAACAAAAAATCCAATAGAGCGTACAGTTAAACTAGCAGATTTAGTAGTAACCGACTTTAATTTAACTCCTGATGAAAACGGCGAATTTGATTATACGGTTAATGATAACTATTTAATCAAATTCAAATTCAAAAATGCAACTGATGATGCAAAAGTTGATAAAAACAGAATAATATCAAGTTTCTTATTATCTACAATTGTAGAAGTTAATGGAGATAGAAATAAATCAGTTATTGAACACTTCATAAAATATATATTTTCTCCATTAGAATCTCGTAATTTTAGAAAATATTATAGTGGGAACTCTCCAGAATTAGTAATGGATAAAATTGAATTTGAAGGTGAAGATGGGGACACCTTCATAGCTGGATTTCAACCCGGGGCTGATCTTTTCTGGATTTAATGCAGAATATAAAGTTCATGTACATGATTTAATATTTGATATGATATGGTGGTCTGAAGGTCGATTTGATCGAGAGACTTTATATCATATGCCAATATATCTACGCAATTTCTATTTAAAGAAATTAAATCAGAAACTAGAAGAACGACGTACGTAATTACGTATAAATTGCTATCATTGATATTTATAATAAAAGTATTCAATGATAGCAATTTCAACAATACATATGATATTACAACATAAACAAAAGTATAGTCCGATCGGACAAGCAAATCTTGGGTCGATAAATGATCCCGAAGGTGCTAAACTTGCTCTTTTAATTACAAAACAATTTGGAGAATTAGCAGATAAGATTTTTCCAAAAATAAACGCGCTAATGTCAGAATTTGATGGTAAAATTTCAGTTTCAAATGTTGGTGCGTCTGTAATGACAAAACAGTTTGAAACATTAAGTGGTACTATACAAGATACAATAAAACAAATGACGTTTTTAGAACAACGAGAAGCGTCATTAACTTCGACTTTTAAAACCGGTACCCAAGTATTAGCATTACGAACAAAAGCATTTACTACATTACAAAAATCAATTAGTGCAACAAATGACCAGATGGCTCAATATAGATCATCATTGGAAGCACCATCTGGTGGGTTATCGGGACAGTTATTTGCAAAAATTGCAGAATCTGCAGAATATGCAGGAAAAGTCGCAGCAAAAGTCGCAGCCGGTACAGCAACCGAAGCTGAAAAAGCTGAATCAGCAAAACTAGCAACAGCTCAAAATTATTTAGATACTCAAGTAAAAGTATTTCACTATTTATCTCAAAATACAAACTTAACTGCAGAACAACAAAGTAGTTTTAATTTATATGCTGCTGGTACAAATAAAACTTTAGCAGAACAAGTAGCAGCTACTCAAGCTGTTGCAGATGCAGTCGGTTCGGCTATCGATCCAGCAACAGCATTTAGTATAATTACAGAAGATATTGCTGGTATGTCATCTGACTTACGACAACAATATAACAAAATTCCTGGAAGTTTAGAAGTAGCAGTACTAAAATCTAAACAATTAGGTGTGTCAATGGATCAGTTAAATAAAACCGGTAAAGGATTATTAAATATTGAAGAAAGTGTTGGAAAAGAAATTGAATACCAATTAATTACTGGTAAGCGATTATTAGATACTAGGGGTAATAGTATAACACAACAATATCGAGAAGCTACATTAATGGGTGATGCAAAAAAACAAGCCCAATTAATGCAACAAGTATATATTACTCAAAATGATGTATTAGAAAAAGGGAACGTATTACAGAAAGAAGCATTAGCTGAGACATTACATATGTCAACGCAAGACTTAATGAACATGTACGAAAAACAAAAAGTACAAGATAAAATTAATGAAAAACTAGGAATTGGTGCAGCTGAATATGCAGAAATATTAGATAGTCCCGAATTAGAAAAAAGCTATAATCTTAAAGTACAAGAATTAGCCGGAAACGATAAAGAAACAGCTGATGCGTTAAATTTGTTAAATAAAAAAGATGCTGCAGCAAAAGGACCAGCAACTGTGTGGTACGAAAAAGCATTATCTGTATGGGATACCGGATTAAATGTAAAAATTACCGGTGGTGGATTAAAAGAAGCAAGGGCACAAGGCAAAAGCTATGGTGACCAAATGGTCGGTCTTAATAAATTTCAACAAGAACAGGGCTTACAAGATCAACTAGGTAAAATGCAACTTAAAGCAAATGCTGGTACTACAATAGCAACTGCAATCAAAGGAATTTCTGACGGTATACCGTTATTAGGTACTGCTCTGAGTAAATTTACTGATCTTATAAAGGCATTCAATGAGAAATTCCTGTATGGTAGTAAGATGGAAGGATCGAAAAAAGAAACTACTGCGGGACAAAAACAACAAGATGCTGTTGTCGGAATCAATGATGGTGTAATACAATTTAATGAAAACGATAAATTAACAGTAGTAGCATCACCATATGGTACAATGAATGAAAAAGTTGCCGATAAAATAGTAGGAGCACAGGCCCCAAATAATTCATCAGTTGATACAAATGCTATTGTAGCCGCAATACAACAAGGATTATCTAGTACAAATAATTCATCAGTAGATACAAATGCTATAGTTGGAGCAATACAAAAAGCAATGGGTAATATTAGTATAACAGTTGCAGTCGATCCGATGGCTATTGATAAAGAAATTAAATTTAGACAAGGTAGTCTAAATACATAATACTAAAAAATTAAGGAAATATATGGCAGATAATGATAATCTTAAGATATGGTGGAACAAAGCAGGAGGAATACATACAAATTATACTCCAGCTAAATACGCACAATCATTAGGCAATGCTGCAGGTGCAACAATACAAAACTATACTGGTATTAATCCAGCAATGTTATTTTCAAATGCAAATGAAGGCGGATTATATTCAGCAACACCATATGCTAATTTATATAAACCAGTCGGACCACCATTTACTGATTTTAGATCTAGATTAGGTACCAATATTGGATCATCAATTTTAAAAGCCAGAAAAGATGGTACATGGTCAGCATTAAATATATCTCCTAGATCTGTTGTATATGCATTGGCATCTATATCACCATATGGAGCATATAGTGTATTTAATTTAAACGCAGCAGGTAAACGTGGATTTGGTTGGGGTTCGCATGGAGACCCTGGCGCAGAAATATTTAGATCAGATTTTACATTACAAAGTAATGTAGTAACAAAATGGCAAATGGGGGGATGGCGGACTAAACTTCGAAATAAACTTACACCATTCCGCGGAGATCGAGTTAATGTAATTGATTATAGTAAACGATCCTTAAGTGATGTTTATAACTGGCGTAAACCAATATTTCCAATAATTGGAGCTGTTTTAGGCGGATTAAATCCTGATATTACACAAGATTTTATAAAATTTTATTTTACTGGACCAACATTGCACAACGGCAGTGTTTATGGTACTGATGACATAATGGTATTTAGAGCTACAATTACAACATTAGACGATTCATTTAATCCAGAATGGTCTCCAGTTAAAATGATAGGTCGTGCCGATCCAAATTTTCACTATTCAGGATTTTCACGAGATTTAAGTTTAGCGTTTACTGTATATGCAACCGATCGCGATGAGTTAAAACCAATATATCGTAAATTAAATGCATTAGCAGGTTATACTGCTCCAATATATGATAAACAATCAATTGGATTAATTGCTCCATGGATGCGATTAACAGTTGGTGATTTGTTAATACAACAACCAGTACTAATTAATTCATTACAATATTCATTTGTAGATGCAGATACCCCATGGGAAATTAATTTAGAAAACGACCCGGAAATGAAACAAGTACCTTTAAAAATAGAAGTTACTATACAATTTAAAGTAATTACTGATTACTTACCTGAGAAAAACGGACAATTCTATACATTAGCTAAATCTAGTAATGAATATGGTCCAGAAACTGGTACTACAAACTGGTTAACAGATGATGATAATACTACCATGCAACGAGCAAATGAAGCAATGACTGTGGGTGATTCATTCAAAGCAAAATTAAAAGCGTCATTAGATTTAACAAATTTTTAAAATAATATTATTATGGGACGATATAACACTACACAGATTATACGAAATAAATTTGACAAACAGATTGCGAATACTACTATAATATCCATACCATTTAATTCTAAAGATATTTATATAAAAACCACAAGTTTAGAACGTTTAGATAAACTAGCAGATGCATTTTATAAAGATGTATCAGATTGGTATTTAATAGCAAGTGCAAATGGTTTAGGTAAAGGCACATTATGGGTGCCAGCTGAAACTATATTACGAATACCAAACGTACCAAATATTGATGATTATATAACAAAATTTAATGATAATAGATAATGGGTCAAATATTTTATTCTGAAGTAGATGCTAACTTAGCAAACGAATTAGACGCTAGAGCAGCGGTTGCAACCGATCGAACAACCACTGCATTAAACTACATGGTAAGTAAAATTGCAAATGTTGAGTTAATCGCATATAAAAATCAAGACGTGAAAAACCAATCACCAAATAATAGATTATATACATTAGGCGGTGATAGAGTCCGAAAAGGAAATTATTTACCATCTGGATTCTTATCAGATGATAATGTCGTATTTAATAAATCAAAAACTAATACATATAAAGTACCACCATTTATAACAGCCTGTGATGTTTCAATTAACGATCATAGTTTTGGATTATTAAATTCTGCAACTATTAACATAGTTATTCCAGATCCAATTCGAGATATAGATTTAATAGAAAGTATATTTGCCCGGCCCGGCCGAGCATTAACATTGCGCATAGTACACCCAGACGAGGCAATTGTTGTAAACGGATATCTAGATGCATCAACGATACAACCAGCTATACCAGTAAAACCTGTAAATACTAAAATAAATGTATTTGAATTTGACGGTTTATTAACATCATTTAATATGTCATATTTAACAGATGGTACGGTTCAATTAACGGTACATGCACGAGGTACTAGTAATGTATATACCGATGTATCCATGTTAACTGACCCCGATAATACTGATTTAACAAAAGATACAGAAAAATTACCATCTGATTTCTATGAAAAAATACATACTGAATTAAAATCTTTGGTAGACAGTTTATATAAGAAAACAACAGAAATACATCTAGCATACCAGGCACTACCAGATACTAGCGAATTTCAAGAACTATATGGTGAACACGATCAATGGTATTTTCGATCAAATTTACTATGGGATAAACAAGAACATTATTATGTTCAAATAGGATTATTAGTTAGATATTTAAACCAGTTTATATTAACAAAACAACAAAAATTTACGCCAGGGGCATTTATTATTTGTAATGATATATACTGCAAGAGTAATTATTATGAAAAAATGATATCTGCAGATCCAGATAATATACTTATATTGTCAGCTGATGTATATGGTAAAGACCCAACAACTAAACAAGATCGACATTTTGTTGACCGCGGAGGCAATTGGAAACAGGATACGGATGGCGATATGTATACAGATACAACATTCCATGATGAATCTAAATCATTTTCATATCCATCCCGAATATTTATCAATACAAATGTGATTAATTCTATAATGACGCAAGTAACTGTTAAAACTAAAACTATGAATGTAGGAGAATTTTTAACAGAATTAAGTAAACGTATTAATTCAGCAACAGGTGGCGCTATTGATTTTAAATTAGTATCACACCCAGATAATCCAAATTATTTATTATATACAGATCGTAATTATTTAGGAGATAAAAAACAAATAACACCATACAATGTTCCGATGATGGCAAATAGGGAACGTGGATCGGTAGTTAGAGATTTTAAATTCGAAGCAAAATTACCATCAAATATGCAAAGTTTAATGTATACTACTACTAATAGCGATAATATATCCGAAGAACAAATAGCTCCATATATGAACTTCATGTATAATAATTCAGATAAAATTAGAATTAAAGATGATAAAGGCCGAACATTAGAAGTAATGCAAGACGCAGATGGTAAAAATGGGAAGTCCGAATCAGAGTTGAAGTCGAAATATAAAGAATCACATGAAAAATATTTAAAAGCGTTAGAAGTAGCTAAACAAGAATTTGGAGATACTAAATTAAATCTATCAAAGCAATCACAATTAAAAGCTGCAATACAGAAATATATACAATTTCCAACACCTGATATAAAAACATCAGCTCAAATGCAATCACCTATATATCCATTTGATGTTGAATTTACAATTGACGGGATAAACGGATTTAGATATGGTAATTGTGTTGAATTTGATGTATTACCACAAAAATATAAAAATGACACAACATTTAGTATAAAATCCATTACACATAATGTAAATACAACTGGCGAATGGACAACTGTTATTAGATGTATAATGCAAGCAAGATTTGATAAATAAAAAATAATTAATTATGGCTAGATTAAGACTACATTATTCTGCAGATGAAATCATTAATAATTTATATACATATGGTAATGAATGGATGTTTGAAGATACGACACAATATATTGGATCATACCACCGATATACAACTGGTGAAATTTATAGCGGCGGAGGTTGGGATAGTGCATCTTCTAGAAAATTAATAAAATATCAAAATACAAACTCGCCGGGATATAGATATAAACAATTAAAACAATCTATTCGTACCAATTACAATTCATTCAATCACTATATACCTGAAATAAAACATAATGATTATGTTAACGGATATATAAATAGATATTTTATTAAAAAATTAAATGATAACGTAATTACCGAAATTTCAGAAGACGCATTTAATGAGTATAATGGTGCATCAATTGATCCTAACTTATATAACGCAGTTATGTTAAAATGGGTTATTTCTGGTCCTATAGAAACTACAAAGTCACATGGTTTATCTACAATAGGCGTTGTTGAAAAAAATAAAAATACATTGCGAAATACAGAAAGAACATTTCTGGGTATATCTACAAAATTAACTAATGTGTTAGAATTCTACTCAGATACAGAATATACAATTCCTGCTGATATTAATTAGATGGTTTGAAATGTGGTCTAGTTTTTATATTATTATGATATGATACTAGACCATATTTCTGAAATCGATAGTGTATTCGAATATATAGAGAACAAGAAAACTCTAGTTATCCCAATATTATGTAACAACTTTAAACATGCTTCTATCAATAAAATGT